TACAACAGGAGGTTCACCTGCTATTTTCTTTGGAGATACTGATGATGATAATGAAGGACGAATTACTTATTCAAATGCTTCTGATTATATGGCTTTATTTACTGCTGCTACAGAAAGAATTCGTATTGATTCCTCTGGCGACGTCGGGATCGGTACGACTAGTCCTTCTCAAAAATTAGATGTAGCTGGTAATATTCAAGCAACGGGGACAAGATCAATAAGTTCTTCATTTGACGCTAATCACTACATACGTATTGAATCAAACTCATCTGGAGGAATTTTAAAAGGAACTGATGGAGGTGTAGTTACAACGCTCGTTAGAACTTATGGTGATGCTTATTTTAACGGTGGCAACGTCGGGATCGGAACTGATAGTCCTGGTGCTAAATTAGACGTTTTAGGCTCAGGATTAGGAACGTTGTTTAGAGTTTCTAACACAACAGCAGACGCAACCACTAAGTATGGTAGTTTTATGGGAAGACACTATACAAATAGCGAAGAGAATATAACAGGAATGCTACTGACTTCTAGTTCAAGCTCTACAGGTGGTACTTTGTCTATAGGTGGTGGTATAAGTGCAGCAAACGCGGTGAATAATATTATCTTATACACAGCAGCAAATAATACAACTTTAATAGGCACGGAGAGAATGCGTATTAATCAGTTGGGCAACGTCGGGATCGGGACGACTAGTCCTGCTTCAAAACTAGATGTGGTTGGTAGAATAACATTAAACGATAGTCAAGACAACGTGCTTATTGGTACTTCAGCTGGTGCAGCGGTGACAACAGGTATTCAAAATTCATTAATTGGTGCTTTATCAGGTGATGCTATTACAACAGGTGGTAATAATGTAGCTTTAGGTTATGGAGCTTTAAGCTCAGAAGACGCTCATAGTTTTAACGTGGCTATAGGTAGTTATTCTTTATACAATCAAAATGCAGATGCTAACGCTTATAATACTGCTGTAGGTTATAATACTGGATTTGCAATAACAACAGGTATTCAAAACACATTAATTGGTGCTTTATCAGGTGATGCTATTACAACAGGCCAAGACAACGTTGCTATGGGTTACGCTACTTTAAGTGGAAACGTTGAAGGTAGTAGAAATGTAGCTATTGGTAGGGCGGCTTTATTAATAGCAAGTACTGCGGGTAGTGTTTATAACACTGCTATAGGTTATAATGCAGGAAATGGTATAACAACAGGTGTTCAAAACACAATATTAGGTGGTCTTGCTGGAGGTTCTTTAACCACAGGTCAGAATAATATAATTATAGGTTATAATTCTGTGGCATCAGCAGTCGATGTTGATAATGAAATAACTTTAGGAAATTCAAGTATTGCAACTTTAAGGTGCCAAGTAACAAGTATAACAGCTTTATCAGACGAAAGAGATAAAACAAGTATTGAAGATTTACCTTATGGACTAGACTTTGTTAATTCTTTGCAACCTAAAAAGTTTGTTTGGGATCATAGAGCTGAAACTAGAGTTGAAACTGACGAAGAAGGAAATGAAACACAAGTAGAATTTTATTCATCTAACAAGGGTAAAAAAGATATTGGATTTATTGCACAAGAATTACAATCAGTAGACAATGAGTTTACACAATTAGTATATAATTCTAATCCTGAAAAACTTGAAGCAACTTACGGAAGATTAATTCCTGTATTAGTAAAAGCAATACAAGATTTGTCAGCAAAAGTAACAGCTTTAGAAAACGCTTAAATATCAAAAAAAACGAGTAACTATAGTATTAAGTAAATAATAACAATTAAATTAAATCAAATGAGTAAAGAAAACAAAATTAAAGAAGAACAATTACAAAAAATTGTAAAAGGACAAAACGACCTTAATCAACTATTGTGTAGAATAGGTGCTTTTGAAGCTGAAAAATCAGTGGTATTAGCAAAAGTTCATGAAAAAAATAATGAGCTAGAAGATTTTAAACAAGAACTTCAAAAAGAATACGGAGCTATAAATATAGATTTAAAAGACGGTTCTTATACATTAGTAGAAGAAAAAAAGGATTAGTAATGGATTCTATAATAAGAAAAATCAGTATTGGTGCTGACTATAAATCTGACGCTATGCATTATTCGCTAAAGCAACAAGTGTATGGTGGTCATGAAATATCACATATTTTACACGAGCAAGCTGATAACTCTTATAATATATTTATAAAAAAGAACAACGAAGTATTGCCATGGAAAAAATTTAATTCTAACATGGCAATATCAGTTGAGTATGATTTAGAATATTAATGAAAAGTCTATATGATTTTATTGTACAACCTTTAGACAAGGAGTATAATAACGAAATAAAAATAGACGGAAAGTCTTTAGTTTTAAATACAGATCTTAATTCTTTTAAGTCTGTTAGTAAACTAGCAAGAGTTGTAAAACCACCTTTAGCATTTAATACAGAAATTGAAAAAGGTGATATAGTTGTTATACATCATAATGTGTTTAGAACTTTTTACGACATAAGAGGTAAACTCAAAAAAAGTAGATCTTTTTTTAAAGATAATTTATATTTTTGTCAAATTGACCAATTATATTTATATAAAAAAGATCAAAAATGGAAATCTTTTGGTGATAGGTGTTTTGTAATGCCTATAAAAGATAATAATAATTTAACGCTAGATAAAGAGCAAAAGCTTATTGGTATACTTAAAATAGGTAATAGCTCATTAGAAGCGCTAGGAATTAATCCTGGAGACCTTGTAGGTTATACGCCTTACGGTGAATGGGAATTTATTATTGATAATCAAAGATTATATTGTATGAAATCAAATGATATTGTTATAAAGTATGAATACGAAGGAAACGAAACTGAATATAATCCAAGCTGGGCAAGTAGCAGTTGAAGAATTAATTAAGGTTGCAAAAGAACCTATTATAGATTCGAGTGATGACATATCAGCTGATAGACTTAAAAATGCCGCGGCTACTAAAAAGCTAGCTATATTTGATTGCTTTGAAATACTTAATCGTATTGAAGAAGAAAAAAATATGCTAGAAGAAAAGCCTAAAGAAACAAAAAAAGAAACTACATTTCGTGGTTTTGCTGAAGGAAGATCTAAGTAATGTACGAGCAAACTTTATATAAAATAATAAAAGACCATGTAAAACCTAAAGTTCTTAAACGAATGAATAGGTATAAAAAATGGGAATATGGATATAATGAAGACCATAATATGGTTATTATATCTAAGACTGGACAAATCGGTAATATTTACGAAATACAAAACCTTAAAATAGCCTTACCGCTAGAAGCTGATGTTCATGAGTTTGAAGAAAACAAATGGACTAGATTTGATTATCCTAAAGTATTAAGTAAAATAAAAACAGTATTTGACTGGAGAGAATATCCAGATGACTTTAAAGAAAAATGGTATGACTATATTGATTTAGAGTTTAAAAGACGTGAAGAAGGTTTTTGGTATATAAACAAAGATAAACCTATATTTATAACTGGTACACATTACATGTATTTACAATGGTCAAAAATTGATGTTGGCCAACCAGATTTTCGTGAATCAAATAGATTATTTTTTATATTTTGGGAGGCTTGCAAAGCAGACTACAGAAGTTATGGCATGTGTTATTTAAAAAATAGACGTTCTGGTTTTTCTTTTATGGCGTCAGGTGAAACCGTTAACATGGCTACAATATCTACTGATGCACGTTTTGGTATATTATCAAAGTCAGGTGCTGATGCTAAAAAAATGTTTACAGATAAAGTTGTACCTATATCAGTCAATTATCCTTTCTTTTTCAAACCAATTCAAGATGGTATGGATCGACCTAAAACAGAGTTAGCATATCGTGTGCCAGCTTCCAAGTTTACAAGAAGATCTATAATATCTACAGAAAAGCAAGAAGATCTTACAGGTCTTGATACAACTATTGATTGGAAAAATACTGGTGACAATGCTTATGATGGTGAAAAATTAAGATTACTAGTACACGATGAATCAGGTAAATGGGAAAGACCTAATGATATACAAAACAATTGGCGTGTTACTAAAACTACACTTAGATTAGGTTCTAGAATTATTGGTAAGTGTATGATGGGTTCAACGTCAAACGCTTTAGATAAAGGTGGTAGAAATTTTAAAAAATTATATGATGACTCAGATGTTACAAAAAGAAACGCTAATGGACAAACACGTTCAGGACTCTATTCTTTGTTCATACCTATGGAATGGAATTACGAAGGATACATTGATTCTTATGGGTATCCTGTCTTCGAAACACCATCAAAACAAGTGTTTGGACCTCATGGAATACCAATTAAGATCGGGGTTATTGAATACTGGGATAACGAAGTAGAAGGATTAAAAAATGACCAAGACGGATTAAATGAATTTTATAGACAATTTCCGCGTACAACCAAACATGCTTTTAGAGATGAATCAAAAGAATCTTTATTTAATCTAACTAAGATTTATCAACAAATAGATTTTAACGAGGATTTAAAAAATTCTATTAGCGTAACAAAAGGAGGTTTTCAATGGGAAAACGGTGATAAAAATAGTAAAGTTATATTTGTACCAAACAATAGTGGTAGGTTTTTAGTTTCATGGGTACCACCAATACATATACAAAATAGAGTTGTTTTAAAAAATGGTATATATTATCCAGGTAATGAACATATGGGCGCTTTTGGATGTGATCCATATGATATATCAGGTACAGTTGACAGAAGAGGTTCTAACGGATCATTACATGGATTAACAAAATTTAGCATGGAAGACGCGCCTCCAAATCATTTCTTTTTAGAATATATATCCCGTCCACAAACTGCTGAAATATTTTTCGAAGACGTACTTATGGCTTGTGTATTTTATGGCATGCCAATATTAGCAGAAAACAATAAACCTAGATTATTATATTATTTTAAAAGAAGAGGTTATAGAGGTTTTGCTATGAATAGACCAGATAAAAAATATAATAAATTATCAGTTACTGAAAAAGAAATAGGTGGTATACCTAACTCAAGTGAAGATATAAAACAAGCACACGCTTCTGCAATTGAAACATACATAGAAGATTTTGTAGGATTAAAAGAAACAGGATATGGAGACATATATTTTCAAAGAACATTAGAAGATTGGGCTAGATTTAATATAAATAACAGAACCACTCATGATGCCTCTATAAGTTCAGGACTTGCTTTAATGGCTTGTAACAAACATAGATACGCGCCATCTGTTAAAAGAGAATTTAAAAAAATTGAATTAGGCATTAAAAGATACAATAATAAAGGATATACATCAAAAATTATAAGTTAAATGAATATATATACAAACACCAATAGCGCCTTTCCTAGTCAAGTAGTCAGTGATGCTGAAAAAGCTAGCTTAGAATATGGAAGTCAAGTTGGTCAAGCAATAGAAAATGAATGGTTTGACCAAGGTAGAACTAATGGTAATAGATATTTAACTAATTGGAATAATTTTCACCAATTAAGATTATATGCTAGAGGTGAACAATCACCACAAAAATATAAAGATGAGTTATCTATTAATGGTGATCTGTCTTATCTTAATTTAGACTGGAAACCAGTTCCTATACTTTCTAAATTTGTTGATATCGTTGTTAATGGTATATCACAAAAAAGCTATGATATAAAAGCATATGCTCAAGATCCTGAGTCAATAAGAAAAAGAACTAAGTACGCTTCAAGAATACATGAAGATATGATGTCTAAAGAATATCTTGAAAAATTAAAAAGTCAACTTGGTTTAGATTTATACCAAAGCCCTGATTTAAGTATTCTACCAGAGTCTGAAGAAGAATTAGAGCTTCATATGCAATTGTCATATAAGCAAAGTATAGAGATAGCAGAAGAAGAAGCTATATCATCTATATTAGCTCAAAACAAGTATGACTTAACTAGGCGTAGAATAAACATGGACTTAACAGTTCTAGGTATTGCAGCTGCTAAAACAAGTTTTAATACAGCAGAAGGTATAACAATTGATTATGTAGATCCTGCTTATATGGTTTATTCATATACTGAAGATCCTAACTTTGAAGATATATATTATGTAGGTGAAGTTAAATCTATAACAATACCTGAACTTAAAAAAGAGTTTCCAGATATATCTGAAAAAGAGTTAGAAGAAATACAAAAAATGCCAGGCAATAGTCAATACATATCTGGTTGGGGTAATTACGATGAAAACACTGTTCAGGTTTTATATTTTGATTATAAGACATATCATAATCAAGTTTTTAAAATCAAACAAACAGACCAAGGTTTAATGAAAGCTTTAGAAAAAGATGATTCATTTAATCCTCCACCAAACGATGGTTTCGAAAGAGTTTCAAGATCAATAGAGGTTTTATACTCAGGAGCAAAAGTACTAGGAAATAACAAAATGCTTAAATGGGAACTTGCAGAAAACATGACAAGGCCATTTGCTGATACTACTAAAGTAGAAATGAATTACAGCATTGTAGCACCTAGAATGTATAAAGGTAGAATAGAGTCTATTGTTAGTAAATGTATGGGTTTTGCTGATATGATTCAGTTAACGCATTTAAAATTACAACAAGTTATATCTAGAGTAGTACCAGATGGTGTTTATTTAGACATGGACGGTTTAGCTGAAGTTGATTTAGGTAATGGAACTAATTATAATGCTGCTGAAGCTTTAAACATGTATTTCCAAACTGGTTCTATAGTTGGTAGATCTCTTACTCAAGATGGTGATATGAACTCTGGTAAAGTTCCAATACAAGAATTAAATAGTTCTAGCGGTCAAGGTAAAATACAAAGTCTTATACAGACTTATCAGTATTACTTACAAATGATACGTGATGTAACAGGATTAAACGAAGCAAGAGATGGTAGTACGCCAGACAAACAAACATTAGTTGGTTTACAAAAAATGGCAGCTAATGCTTCAAATGTAGCTACTAGACATATAAAACAGTCTAGCTTATATTTAACATTAAGATTATCTGAAAATGTAGCTTTAAAAATAGGTGATGCTTTGCAATTTCCTTTAACTAAAAATTCTTTACAAAATTCAATATCTACTTTTAATATAAGAACTTTAGAAGAAGTAATAAATTTAAATCTTCATGATTTTGGTATTTATTTAGAACTAGAACCAGATGAAGAAGAACAAGCTCAATTAGAGCAAAATATACAAGTTGCTTTACAAAAAGGAGGTATTGATTTAGAAGACGCTATAGATTTAAGACAAATTAAAAATCTTAAGTTAGCTAATCAAATGCTTAAAATAAAACGTAAAGCAAAAGCTAAACAAGACCAAGCTAATCAACAAGCTAATATAGCAGCTCAAGGTCAAGCGCAAGCTGATGCGGCTGAAAAAATAGCTTTA